CACGATACTGTCGAGGATTGTGATGTAACTTTGGACCAAATAGCGTTCAACTTTGGACATGTTGTAGCTGATTTAGTAGAGGAATTAACTGATGTATCTAAGCCTGAAGATGGCAACAGAGCCTTTAGAAAAGGGTTAGATAGAGAACATTCAGCACAAGCTTCTAGATCAGGACAGACTATAAAAATAGCCGATTTATTGGATAATACTAAGTCTATAACCGAACATGATGAACATTTTGCTAAAGTTTACATGAAAGAAAAGGCTTTATTGTTACAACTCCTTGATAAGGCTGATAAAATTCTTTTAGAAAAAGCACAGAAAAAGGTTGACAAATGGTTCAATTGAGTGCATAATGTATGTATATTAAATAAAAAAGTGAGGACTAAATAATATGAACGAAGAACTAAAAACCAAGATTGAGAAACTTTGTAAAGATCTCGAAACTACACATTTTCAAGAGTGGCCATCACTCAAAGATTATGGTGTTACTTATAAAGCAGGCCGTAAATTCTGTAAAATTATCATTACTGACGGTAATGGTGGCGACAGAAGTGTATGGGGTTTCATTAACTTAACACACGAAAAGTTCAACGAAGGCGATGTACTTAAAGCAGCAGGATGGGCTGCTCCAGCTCTTAACAGACCTAGAGGTAACCTACTTAGACAAGATTACAAAGTAGACCGTAGAGTACAATATGGTCCTGGATATATTTCAGGATATTCAGCAGGTGGAACAAGAGACGGAGGGCTAGTTTAATGGCACAACCAATTAACTTTGATCCTGTAGAAGAAATGACAGCAGCAGACTATGCTGCTGAGGCAGCTCATATGGAGCAAGAAGAGGCACAAGCAAAGGCAGAGGGCTGGTGCATACATTGTGGTTCAGATTTGGACGATTGCACTGGTTATAAATGTTGGATATAAGGAGAACTATTTGTTCAAGCATATTGATGTTGATATTGATCAACTAAAAAGAAAAAATACAGAAAACGGGCGTCGATATTTGACGCCTTCTGGCGCTTTGTACCCTTCTGTAACTACAATCCTATCTCATAAATCTAAGCCATATATTGATGCTTGGAAGAAAAGAATAGGATACGAAGCTGCAAATAAAATATCAACACAAGCAGCTAATCGTGGAACAACTATTCACAAATTGGTTGAACACCATCTCAACAATGAAGAACAAAAAGAACAAGATGGTTTACTGACATTAGATTTCAGTAACAAAGAAATGTATCTTAATATGAAAGATTTGTTATCTGATATAGATAATATCAGAGCCTTAGAAGCAACTCTATACTCAGATCATTTGCGCCTAGGAGGCCAAGCAGATTGTATTGCAGAATACAAAGGCAGACTTTCTGTTATAGATTTTAAAACTTCTAATAAAAAGAAAACAAGATCACAATGCTATAGTTATTTTATGCAGTGTTCTGCCTATGCCATTATGTTTGAAGAGAGAACAGGAATTCCTGTAGATCAATCTGTAATATTAATGACACAACAAGACGATGGTCCTGCTGTATTCACAGCGACAAGGGACGAGTTCGTTCCTAAACTTCTAGAAGCAAGGGACGATTACGAACTAGCACAACTTTAACTGCTCGTAGCTCAATTGGATAGAGCAACAGCCTTCTAAGCTGTAGGTTACAGGTTCGACTCCTGTCGGGCAGGCCATTTTTTAGACAAGTGTCAGATTTGTATAAATAAAACGGTGACGATAATAATGAATAACAATAATGTCACCGAGGAGTAAAAATGAAAAGAATAATAAGCGCGTTATTCTTATTTACTGCCGTAGGATGTGCTTCAGTAGCAACCGGTATAGACACAGCTAGAAATGTAGTAGCAACCACTGTCCAAACAGGCATGCAGGCAGGTGCCGACATGGTTGGAGCGGTAGCAGAAGATGTTTCTGATGTTGTAACAACAACTGCTAATGTAGCATCTGGTGTTGTAGATACTGTAACTGAAGAAGTACAGGATCAAGCAAAAGAGCTTGAAGTCAAAGAACCTGACTTTCCTACTAGTGAATTAAAAGAAGACTAAGCGCAACAACTCGGGGAGGGTGCATCGGGATACCGGTTGCCCTCCTTCTTTTTGCATACTATTTACACGATAAATACCTAAAAGTTATAAAAACATTATTATTAATAGCGTCAATGGTTATAAATAAAAGTGATTATATAAGATTCGCTTATATAATAGTATTAACAAAATTAATATAGGAGATGGTGTTATGACCACAGCTACTTTCGGCGAGGTAGCGAAGCTCATAGGAACCAATGTTGATAGACTAAGAGAAAACGACAAAGTTTGTCTATTCTGCGATGCGATTCAATTAGTAGCGATAATGATTGCTCCGTTACTTTTGCCAATAGGAATAATTTATGCAAGTATGCAAGGGGGTTTCTAGTGAACCAACTTAAGCACTTTAGTCTTGCACTCGTATACTTCTCACCTGTAATAGGGTTTGCGTATATGATACTGCAATTTTATAATTGGACCAGTTAATCTAACTCATAGATCGGAAAGGGCGTCTTTTAGGCGCCCTTTTTTGTACCTGAGCTTATATATAGTTATGTATTTAATGGAGATGGAAATGAAGCAGATCGTTGCTTTATTAATTGTAACAGGCTTTTTAGCAGGTTGTGGAGCTCAAGTATCTTTAACAGCTTCCGTACCAGAAGGTAAAGACCTAGATGTTACAATTAAAACCTCAGAAACACCGGGAAACTAATAACTCAACGGCAAGGCCCTTATGTTGAGTTTCCAACCGGGCAGTTAAAGTAGTATATGGTCCTATGGACTCTTGTAATCTACTCCCTACGAAAGTATAATAAATACTATTATGCGTAAGAAGAAACTTAAAATCCGTAATCCTGTAGCCCGTTATGCAAGACTGTTTAACAAGGCCACTGTCGTACCGGATAAAACTAAGTACAATCGAAAGAAGGATAAGAAAGTTTCTGAAGACCTAGATTAATAAAGGAGGAACCATATGCGTAAGTTATGGATAACATTACCAATATTATTATTTTTTGTAATGTGGGCCGAAACAATACAGGCCAGTAGTGAAATAGAATGTCTAGCGGAGAATATATATCACGAAGCTAGAAGTGAATCAACAGCAGGTAGAATGGCTGTTGCACTTGTTACACTTAATAGAGTGAAGGATAAAAGATTTCCTGACACGATATGTGGTGTAGTTAAACAAACTAAATATTATCCTAGTGGAAGAATAGATCTTCACTCATGCCAATTCAGTTGGTATTGTGATGGGAAACCAGACACAATCAGAGACAAACAATGCTGGAAGGATATATTATTAATAGCAGAAGTTATGTACACTTATGAAACAGAAGATTTTACAGAAGGTTCATTGTGGTATCATAACACTAAAGTCAAACCTAAATGGTCTATGGTTTATACCAATACTGTTAGGATAGACAACCATATCTTTTATAAAGATGTTGACTAAAGCAATCAAAGGTTCTATAATACACACATGTTAACAGATTTACCACATGTAATAGTAACAGGCGGGTGCGGTTTTATAGGTTCGCATCTCACAAAGAGATTGCTCGAACAAGGTTTTAGTGTCACGGTAGTGGATGATAACAGAACAGGAAATGTATTCTATAATCATAACAGCGTAGAATATCATAAATGTGATGTTGCAGATTTTAATCCACATGCGAATTCTATAGAACCGCCTGTGGCAATATTCCATTTAGCAAACTCACCTAGAGTTAGAAGAGCTTTGGAGTACCCTACAGAAACTATTACTAATAACATTAATACAACCTGTGCAGTTGCAGATTGGGCTAGAGTATTTAATTGTAAATTATTTTTCTCTACATCTTCAAGTACACAATATAAAGAGTCACAAGGCAATCCGTATACATTTAGCAAGGTTGTATGTGAGTCCTTATTAGACATGTACAGACAACTATACAGCTTAGATTATGTATTGATGTTTTATTATAATGTTTATGGTCCTGGAGAGGCAGACTATGGAGAATATAGTACTGTCGTTAGAAAATTTAAAATGGATTATTTAGAAGGTAAACCTTTAACAATTTATGGCACAGGTAAGAAAGAAAGAGACTTTACCCATGTTGATGATGTTGTACAAGGAATACTTCAATTATTAGCAGACCCAGGTCTTCCTGCCGTAGCACATTTTGGAAGTGGTGATCCCAAATCAATCTCATCTATTGCAGATTGTTTTAATCACCCTATTGTACATACTTTTGATAGAAAAGGAGAAGCAGAGCGTACCTTCTGCGAGAGGCCTTATATCGAACCAACGCATAATGTACATAATTATATTAAACAATGGGTACAGGAGATTAAGAATGATGCCACCAAGAGTAGTAGTCGATAACACAATAGAAATGACAAAAGAAAAAGTAAGCGATATATTTCTAGTAACCAAGGAGTTTCATACTTCTACAGAGTTTTCTCAATATATAGAGAAGGTTGCTTTTAATACAAGATCGCAACACATGGATATTATTTGTGATTATTGTATTAAGAAAGATATTGAAATAGAAAGTGTGGGTAAATTCCTCACGACAAATTTAAAAGCTAAAATAAAAGAAGAAGCTTTAGATCTAAATTTACTGAAAGAAAAAAGGCAGGCAAAGTTACCGATATGAGAATATTTGTTTCTATAGCATCTTATCAAGACCCTATACTAAAATCAACAGTAGAGTCTTTATACAACAATGCTAAATTCAAAGACACTTTAACTATAGGAGTTTTTGATCAAACTTTAGATATACTAGAATTTGATCCTTGGATTCCTGTTAAATATATGACTTGTAATCCTGAGGATTCTTTAGGTTGTTGTTGGGCAAGGAGTAAAATACAAAAAGAGTTATTTACTGATGAAGATATCTTTATGCAAATTGACTCTCATACAATGTTCGATCCTAATTGGGACGAGTATTTACTTAAAGAATTAGCTAAAAGTAAAACATGGATACAGTCTCCAATATTATCAGGCTACCCTAGACCGTTTAGTGTAATAGAAACAAAAAACGCTTTTAATACAAACGAAGATTATGTATATTTAAGAGGAAGTTTTGAAGACGATCATACACATGTCATGACAGCTCATTCTTTTACTGAAGGATTATATACTCCTTTAATTGCTAAGGCTATACCTGGTAGAAAACAATTTAAAGGATTTTTCTTATCAGGAGGATTTATTTTTACAGAGTCCCAATGGGTTCATGATGTTCCTTACGATCCTGATATATTTTTTCTAGGTGAAGAACCTACACTATCATTAAGATCTTATACACATGGTTATGATATAATTCATATACCTGATACACCATTATATCATTGGTATAATGATAAAAACCAAGAAGTAAGAAGAGAATTATATTGGGACGGAAATAGAAATACAGATAAGGTACAAATCTTAAATAAGAAAGGCCAAGAAAGAGTAGACTTTGTATTGTCAGGAAGTGATACAGGATTATATGGTTTAGGAACACAAAGAACAATACAAGAGTTTGGTTCATTTAGTGGCATAGATTATATTAATAAAACTTATGCACCTGATAAAGCATTATTTAATGTATATGAGAATACAGGCTGGGAAGAGGTATTGGAATAGTGGACGAAAAGTTTTTTGTAAATAAAGACTATGAGGCATACAATATATACCTTTCCATAAGAGCTCATTTTCATGGCAGAACAGGTAAAGGTTTTGATATCAAAAATTCTAATTACACAGCAAATATGCCTTTTGCTAAATATCAAGCAAAGTCTGCTATTGTAATTATGTTTAAAAAACTAACAGAGAAATTTCAAAGGCAAGAAGTAATAGATATTATTGTATCTAATTTTGCTAACGGAGATAAGTTTGGAGGACAGCCCTTTGATTCTAATGCAATTGATGTATATAAGGATTGGAAGTCTAGACAAAACTCTCAATCTTATATCTTTAAACAAGATTTGGAATCTATTCTAGAGAGAATGGATTCTGATAAAATAGAGGATGCAACGGTTGGTGACGGGCACCCTCTAATACTTAAGATGTTATTAGGTAAACTTATAACATTGGAAACCGTCGTTATATTAAATCGAGAATTGGACTTTATACAAGATTATGCTGATGATTTAATATTGAAAGATACATGTTTAACAATACAAAGGTATACACCATTTGTAGACAATAGTACCAAAAGACTGTATTTAAAACATCTAGATCTTATAAATAAAATTGCTAGGACTAGAAATAGTTCTAATACATTAAAAATATAACGCTATACAACGCAATACACAGGAGAAAATATGTCGTTTAATACACTATCAGAGCTTCGTAAAACACGAGGCAATTTCGATAACTTAATGAAGGAAGTCGAAAAAATCACAAGCCCTAAATCGAATTTTAATAAAGGAGATGACAGGGAATGGAAACCCACAGTAGATACAGCAGGAAACGGTTATGCCGTTATTAGATTCTTGCCCCTCTCTAAAGGAGCAGGAGATACTGATGTGCCTTGGGTTAGAATTTTCAACCATGGCTTTCAAGGCCCTGGCGGAAAATGGTATATTGAGAATTCTCTCACAACTCTAAACAAAGCAGATCCTGTTTCAGAATTAAACTCTGAACTATGGAACTCTGGTGTTGAGGCAAACAAAGAGATTGCTCGAAAACAAAAAAGACGCTTGAATTACTGGGCGAATATCTTGGTTGTTGAAGATCCTTCCAATCCTGAAAATGAAGGCAAAGTCTTTATTTACAAGTTTGGTAAAAAGATCTTTGATAAAATTAAAGATGTTATGCAACCAGAATTCCCTGATGTTACACCTATTCCTAATCCTTTTGATTTCTGGGATGGTGCTAACTTTAAACTAAAAATTAGACAAGTAGAAGGCTATCGTAATTATGATAAAAGTGAATTTGCTAGCCCTTCAGCAGTGTCTGACAATGACGAACAATTGGAAGCAATTTGGAATCAACAATATGACTTAGGTACACTTGTTGCTCCAGACCAATTCAAGTCTTACGAGGAACTAAAAAACAAACTAGACATGGTTCTAGGAGGTAAAAAGGTTCCTACAGCAGAAGCTATTTCTGCCGTAACTAATGATGCAGAAGACGATCAATTTATGGAAAAAGTGAAAAGCGTCGAGGCAGCAGCACCGGTATCAACTCCAGAGTCAACAGACGA